GACAGGGAAACCTCAAGATTAGCGTCGATGGAAAGGGCGTGAACTTCGAGGCCGTTGTGCCGAAGTGTGACATTGGCGACCGTGCTTTGGAGATGATTCGCAGTGGCGTTTATACGGGTTGCAGTTTCGAGTTCCTGCCCGGCAAGGCTGGTGTTGACTACGACGTGGAGGAGCGCGGTGCCAACAAGGAGGTGCGCATCACCCACAAGCGTTTCCGTAGCATCTCGGCTTTCACCATCGGCATGGACCCCGCCTACACCCAGACTACCGTCAACGCCCGCGAGATGTGGAACGAGACACCTACCGCCAAGCGTGAGGCAGAGGAAGCCGAAGCCGCCAAGCGTGCCGAGGAGGAACGTCAGCGCGAACAGAAGGAGAAAGAACGCATGCTGATGCGTGAGCGCGAGAAGGCCGAGAGCCGCCGCATGGCGCGTGAGCGTGAGCTTGAACTAATGGAGTATTAACAATTTAATTTTTTCTAACCTTTTTTCAAAACGTTTTCAAAAATGGCTAAGACATTTGAAGAGTTGATGGCTCGCCAGCGCGAGGTCAACAACAGCCTGGGAGCTATCGAAGCTACTCTCCAGGAGCGAGAACTGAATGACGAGGAGAAGACTAACCGCAGTCAGCTGCTCGCCGAGTATGAACAGAACAAGCGCGAAATCGAGATGGTGATTCAGGAGAAGAAAGATTCCGCCGTCTCCATCTCGCCCAAGAAGGACGTGAACACCCAGCTTCACGAGTTCTTCCGCGAGGCCAAGCCCGGCTCGAAGTTCATCATCCCCATGAACCGCGAGAGCATCAGCTATGCCTCTCAGGGCGCAGGCCATTTCGGAGGCACTGAGGGCTACGTGCAGGGCATTACCGTGGTAGACCTGATTCCCACCGACCGCCCCGACGGTGACATCCTCACCACCGCTGGAGTTCCTATGACAACTGGTGTCACAGGCAACAAGATTCAGTGGGCATTCGCCGGTGGCGTAGAGGCAGTCTTCGCCAACGAGCTGGCCGCTACCACTGAGCGCGTCATTGACCTTGACAAGCAGGTGCCCGTTCAGCAGCGTCTGACGGTGCGCGTGCGCATCAGCAACCAGGCCATCGAGAACGGTGACTACGACTTGCAGGCTTACATCATCCGCGTGGTGGCTGAGAGCATCCGCAACAAGGTGAACTGGGCAATGGCTTCTACCACAAAGGCCACCAGCATCTTCTACGGCCCCTTCGCACAGGACGCTGAGAGCGGCACCTACGGCGATGCTGGTTACACCGCCGGTAAGCAGGTGGGCACCTACTCTACTTTCACCAAGGAGACCGCTGCCGAGATGATTGGCAAGATAGCCGATCACAACCTCTCGACCGCAAACACCGTCTTTGTGATGGGTGCCGCAGACTTCTGGAAGCTGAAGGTCACTCCGTTTGATGCTGGTTCGGGCATCATGCTCATCGGCAATGACAACCGCCTGCTTGGCATTCCTGTCATCGCCAACAACGCCATCAACCGCGCCACCGAGAAGGGTGCTGCCGCTGGCCACAACATCGGCCTGGGTAGCTTCCGCTACGTGCCCGTGATGCAGCACGGAAACATTCGCCTGTCGGTCGATGCTACCTCCGCCGTCGCCAGCAACACCGACGAGGTGTACATCACCATCAACGCAGACTTCTCGATGACCATCCTGAAGGACGGTGCCGATGCCTTCGTGCTCTACAGCAAGAGCGGCACCAGCAGCAGCGAGATTGGCGGCTAATCTCTAATCGTTATAGTTCCTGACGATAGGCCCGCAGGGTGGCGGCGATGCAACAGCAAAGCGACAGACCACCGCTGCGGGCTTTTTTTTTCCAGCGAACACGGTGCCCGTCGGTTTTCCCGACGGGAGAAAAAAGTAAACCCATGCAGCAAAAACCGCCGAAGGGTAAAAGGAATCGAAACATGGAATTTCTCAAACTTGACTACATTCGCCAGCACTCCCGTCTGTGCAGCAACGAGGAGGATGCGCTACTCACGGAGTACGCCAATTCCGCTGAGTGGATCATTGCCAACTGGCTCAACCGTGGCGGCACTCCGCAGAGCACCGTAGCCTCACTCATGGAGGAATACGGCTGCATACCCGAACCCATCTTAGAGGCCGGGCAGCTACTCGTTGATAACAGCTACCTACACCGCAGCCCCACCGAGACCACCAACCTCTCAGCCGTTCCCTACGGCACCATCGACTTCAAGCTCGAACCGTTCCGCATAGCCGTCTGAGTGTGCCCGCTGGTTTCCCCAGCGGGAGTAAACCCCACCCCACAAACCGACCGAAAGATATATGGACAAAGACAGAATCATACATCAAGGCGACACCGCCAAGTACCAAGTCATCATCCGGCATGAGGACTTCGACCAGCAGACCGACCCATTCCGCGTGGTCATCCACGGTGGCATACCCGACACACCCGTTACCATTAACCGTGAGGACATGCTTCACGACGAAGACGGCAATTTCTTCATGCTGGTGCCGACATCCGGGCTGGTAGGGCCGCTGAAAGCCTACTGCCACTACTTCGTGACAGACAGCGACCTGGGCAGCGGACAGCGTGAGGAGATAGACATCCAGATGCTGGCCTTCGTCACCGATACGCCATGCCCGCGCATCCCCTGTTGCGGTCAATGTGCCGAAAACGACGCACATGTGACGTACAAGCGCGTATATGCAAGCGACGTGAATACTGCCTACCTGAACCTGCGCGATAGTAATAAGGAAAACCTGCTCGACAGAAACGGCAAGCAACTGCGCGTTCACAGGGCTGATGAGGATTATTATGAGGATAAATAACTTAAACAAAATAATAATATGGCGACAAATTATGACTTAAATATTTCTGGTCAAGAGGTGCAGGGTCGTCTTGACCAGGTTCCCGTCACTCAACAAGATTTGGCAGCAGAAATCCAGCGGGCAGAGCTGGCCGAACAGACGCTCGACGGTAAGATCGACGACGAGACACTGCGTGCCCAAGGTGCTGAACAGACTCTCGACGGTAAGATTGACGCGGAGGAAGAACGCGCCAAGGCTGCTGAGAAACAGAATGCCGACGACATCGACGCTATCGAGGAGAAAATTCCATCGGGTGCTTCGTCAGCGAACAAACTGGCCACTGAGGGATATGTGAACGACAAGGTGGCAACTGACTCGGCTACCTTCAGGGGGACGTTCAATCTCGTGTCAGACCTCGGACTGATGCCTACGGCCATGCACAGCCAGATAGCCTATTTGCTTGGAGGCAAGATTTCAATGGCCGACAATAACGACTACGCCTTTGTTCAGATTCCTACGTCCGTCGAGACACCCACCGAGATTGCAAAGGTTGAGCGTTATAAGTTCAACGGAAGTGCATGGTCCTTCGAGTACGATTTGAACAACTCAGGTCTCACCGCTGCCCAGTATTCAGCCATTAATTCTGGCATCACCAGCAACAACGTGACGAAACTTGCTGCCTTGCCAACTAATGCAGAGTTGACCACGCTGTTGAACGGCAAGCAGGACACGCTGATATTCGACAATGTACCGACACAAGGCAGTAACAACCCCGTAAAGTCTGGCGGTGTGTACTTGGCAAACAAAACATTGTCTGATGCCATTGAAGCCATCTTGCTATTGATCCCGTCGGCTGCTACTGCATTGAACCAGTTGGCCGACAAAGCATTTGTCAATTCGAGCATCGCTACCGCTTCGGCCACTTTCAGAGGCACATTCAACTCTGTTACTGATTTGCACCTATCAACAAGTGCAAATCACGAGCAGATCGGCACCTTGCTTGCTGCATCTATCGCCACAGCCGACAATAACGACTATTGCTTTGTGCAGATTCCCACCTCTATGCACCGTCCAACGGAAATCGCCAGGACGGAGCGTTACAAGTTCAATGGCACGTCGTGGAAATACGAGTACACGCTGAATAATTCAGGCTATACTACAGCACAGTGGCACGCCATTAATTCTGGAATCACAGAAGAACTCGTAGCAAAGTTGTCAGCACTGCCCGCCAATGCCGACCTCAATGAAGCACTTGGTGAACTGACTGACGACATCGCAGCCATCAATGAGAAGATTCCATCTGGTGCGTCGTCAGATAACAAGTTGACCACGCAGAGTGACGTGGCAGCGGTGGCAAGCTATCTCCAGAGCCAAATCGACGCCATCACGGGCAACACGCTGTCCGTCGAACTGAGCGCAACGCCTGCCAAGATCATCGTTGGCGTAGGCACGGACATCACGGGCACGGCAACTTGCAATCGCGTTGTGGAGACGCTAATCATCACATGCGGCGGCAGGGAGGTGGCCCGTGGTACCAACACGGACAGACTGACGTTTACCGACCACGTGACCGCCACCACGACCAGCACCCTCAGCTACGTGGCCACCGCTACGCTACGCAATACGACGAAGACCTCTACCCCCGTGGCAGTACAGGCCAACGCCGTAGTCTTTGCCCTTACCTCGGACAAAAACTCCATCTATGCCGGCAATACGTCGGTGGTGAAGTTGACCGCCACGGCAAAGGCTGGAGGCACGGCCGTCACCTGCGACAGCATCGTCATCAAGCGCAACGGCACGACCATTGGCAGCGTGAGCAACAACAGTTCGCTGGTCGTCAATGACAGCGTGACACCCTCCGAGACTGGCACGTTATCCTACACAGCCGAGTTTGTCCACCATACCAACATGTCAGGCTCCGCCAACAATAGAGTGTCGGTAGTGGCCGAACCGCTGCATTGTTTCTGGGGTGGTGGTGCCACCTACGCCGCCGCCACGATGAACGATGCAGGCGGCAGCTTTGGCAACAACAAGATACTGAGTGACGTGCATGTGACACCAAACACCTACCTGTTCTTTAAGGTGCCCACGGGCCAGACGTTCTCTCTCTGGACGAACAACGTAACTGGCGGCGTGTGGAATCCACAGCTCAACTACGCTTACGAAACCACTACCTTTGTAGATGGTGACTTCACGGTTTATCAGACGGACAAATTTGAGCTTGACCGTCAATTGCAGTTAAGAATCAATCCAACCTTCTAACAATAAAGACTATGGGACAGACAATACAAGTACCAGGAACGTTTGAGAATATCATCGACGGAAAGCTGGCCAATGCTGAACAAATCTACGACGCAACCGAAGGGAAGTCGCAGTCAGCAATTAACGCGAAAGTAAAAGAAGACGTCGAAGCTGCCGAGGGTGACATCAGCAACCTCCAGACAGCCGTCGCCGACACGTACAACAAATCAGCCATTGACACAGCTCTGTCAGCAAAGCAGGACTCCATCTCCGACCTTGCTACTATCCGTAGCGGGGCATCAGCTGGTGCCACCGCCGTACAGCCTGCTGACATGACTTCCGCTTTGGCCGACAAACAAGACACTATTGCCGACCTTGCTACTATCCGTAGCGGGGCATCCGCTGGTGCCACCGCCGTACAGCCTGCTGACATGACTTCCGCTTTGTCCGACAAACAAGACACTATTGCCGACCTTGCTACTATCCGTAGCGGGGCATCCGCTGGCGCCACCGCCGTACAGCCTGCTGACATGACTTCCGCTTTGGCCGACAAACAAGACACTATTGCCGACCTTGCTACTATCCGTAGCGGGGCATCCGCTGGTGCCACCGCCGTGCAGCCTGCTGACATGACTTCCGCTTTGGCCGACAAACAAGACACTATTGCCGACCTTGCTACTATCCGTAGCGGGGCATCCGCTGGTGCCACCGCCGTGCAGCCTGCTGCATTGGAAGCAGAGGTGTCCCGTGCGCAAGCCGCCGAACTGACGAAGGCCAACGCTGCCGATGTCTATACCAAGACTGAAGTAAACGGCATGGTCAGCACCCCGCATCAGAACTATGTCACCGTGGCCGACTACGCCAGCCTGCCTGCAGTGGCCGACGGACAGCCCGACACCATCTATCGCGTGGCCAACTACGACGGAGCCTACAACAGCGGCGCGGGCCGTGTCGATGCAACAAAGTACACCGAGTATGCCTATTCGAATAATGCGCTGATCTTGCTCTCCGTGAAGAGTGCCGTTGGCGAAGTCTTCGACATCTCCGAGTACAACAGCAACGCCATCTACAACAGCCTGACTGAGGCCCTCGGAACCAACGGCGCGAACATCCCAGCCGGCATCCGTCGCGGCGGCATGAGCGTCAAGTTTGTAAAGCGCATCAACTATGCTCTCTACAACGTCACCGTCGTCAGCAATCAGGACAGTTCACAAGTCCCTGGCTGGGGTGACTCCGGCAATATTGACATCAACGAGCCACTCATCGAGGGCAACAATATCACCGCCGAAGCCATCGTCGCCAACCTCGATACGACGGTCGTAGCCGATCACAGCGAAAAGGGCGACGCTCTCGCTGCTATCCAGGCCCTCGATCTCAACGGCTCTGCCAAATTCCAATATACCGACACCTACACTCCAGAAGACCAGCAGGTCGGCATCCCCGTCTATACATTATATACCGTCACTAAGACCACAAACGAGGCCACGGAGTATGTGCAATACAGATTGATGAGTACTGTGTGGAGTATTGCTACTTCTGATTGGCAAGGTATAGATGATGAACCTACAGCTGGAAGTAATAATCTGGTGAGAAGTGGTGGAGTTCAGAAAGAACTTGCTTTTGGTGCTGTATATGACGTATCAGCAAAGAACCCTACAGCAGGTTCTAATAATGACGGCAAATTTGATTCGCTTTCTGCGCTTTTGTCAGATGCTAACCTTAACACTCTTATTCCTACTGCTGTGAGGAAGGGTGGCATGAGCATCAAGTTCGTACAGAGTTCTGACAATAAGTATGTACAATATAGACTGTTGGCTGACTCATTTACCATTGATACTACACAATGGGCTATTGCCGATGAAAGTGTTTATGTAGAGAATCCTGAGTTCATATATGTAAAGACTGACAAAGAAGGTAAAATACTTTGGGCTATTAAGACCGATGGTGGTATCTATTATGGTGCTGGTGTTCCACAACAAGTGATTGACTATATCAATGAGAAGATTGCTGAACTCTCACTTGACGAGTATGAGGATATTGTTACTTTCCTCAATGATTTAGAGAAAGGGGACAAGACTCTTCAAGACCTGCTTAACGAAAAGGTTGACAAGGAAGAAGGTAAATCACTTATTAATGCTGAGTATGCCAATGGTGTTCACTATATAGAGAATCCAGAGTTTGTCTATGTCAAGACAGATAGTGGAAACAAGATTCTTTTTGGTATCAAAGTAGATGGAGAACCATACTTTGGAGTAGGATGTCCAGAGCAGGTTAAGGAGTATGTAGAAAAGAAGATTGCAGACCTTTCACTGGATGAATATGAGGATATAGTAACCTTTCTTAGTGATTATCTTGGAGGTGATGCTACATTGAAGTCAATCATTGATAATCTTACTGATACTAAGGCAGATAAAGTAGATGGTAAAAGTCTTATAGATACAGAATATGCAAACGGTGTAAGTCATATAGAAAATCCTGAGTTTGTCGATGTAAAAATCGATGCTAAAGGTAAGATTCTGTGGGCAATCAAGGCTGATGGCAGTATTTACTATGGTGCAGGTGTTCCTCAGCAAGTAATTGATTATATTGAAGAAAAAATTGCAGACCTTTCACTTGATGAGTATGAAGATATTGTAGCATTTCTCTCAGATTATCTTGGAAGTGACACTACATTAAAAGCTATCATTGGAGAGTGGGATGATATTGTTCAAGGAAAGAAAATATCTATTCTTGGTGATAGTATCTCTACCTTCAATCAAGAGGGCTATAAGATTGATGGTTATCTTATGTATTATCCTACAGCAGCAGGTGATAGAGGTGCAGATGTTACTACTGTGAATGACACTTGGTGGATGCAGGTAATCAACAGTGTTGAAGGAAGTCTTGAAGTCAATGCTTCTTCCAGTGGAAGTACTGCAAGTAGCAGAGTCATTGGTTTCTCTCCAAGAGTACCCCTGCTTGGCAATCCTGATATTATATATGTGGCTCTTGGCACTAATGATAGTTTCAATAGTGTTACTGTAGGAGAGATTAACTTTGAGGCAGAGACTTATGATTTAACTCAGTTTGCTCCTGCGTATATTAAAGGTATGCAAGATACTATTGCTGCTTATCCCAAAGCAAAGATAGTATGTGTAGCCTTTGACATGGGGGCAAGTTATCAGAATGCTATCAGGACTATTGCTGAACACTATGGTGCTGAATATATCTATGTAGGAGACATTAGTGATGTTCATCCCAATAAGGCTGAAATGGCTGCTGCTGCCAACAGGATTATTCCAAGTGCAAAATATACAATTACTGATGCAATAAAGACTCTTTCAAATTGTAAAGCGGATAAAGAGACTGGTAAATCCCTCGTTGATACGGAGTATGCAAATTCTCTTTCATCTACTAAAGACAACGATTGGATGAATGTAGAGATAGATTCAGAAGATAAGATTCTTGGTGGTAGGAAAAGGAGTGGTGTAAAGAAAGAAATTATTGGTTTTGAGACACCTTATATTGATGTTGACGGCAATGTTTCTAATACTATTGACGATTCAGATGAAAGGGTAGAAATTAAGACTGATTCAACTGGTAAAATACTAAGTTATAGAGATAAAAAAGGAGTATTGCATGAAGAGGCTGGTATTGAGACTAAGAATGCAATAATTGGAAACGCTGAAATCAAAGGTGGTTCTGCTATTCTTGATGAGCTGAATCTTACTGAAGAAGCAATGACAGAGTTTCAGCAGGTTTTGATAGACAGTGGTTTTGACCCTAATAATGTGCTTGACTGGAGTAATGCAAAGAGCCTTGAGATAGGGCTTCCAAGATGCGCCATTGTTAATATTACCAATGCTGATGGAACTGCTGTGTGGCCTACTTCCAAGCCAGGAAGATGGGATTATAATCCAGGTGTCAACGGTGCATTTAAATATTATCTTGAGTTTTGGGATATGCAAGGCAATTATTTCAAGAAAGAAATAATCCTTGATGCGCAAGGTAGTAGCAGTATGGCTTTCACCAAGAAGAACGGTGGATTTGATATTACAAATAATAATGGTTGGGATGATGACGATACATTCAAGTTGAAGATAGGTGATTGGGTAGCACAAGACAGTTTCCATCTGAAAGCCTATTATGTAGATTACCTAAGAGGTGGTGCCGTTGTTGCTTATCAATTAGCAGATGAAATCTATAAGACCCGTGGATGCTATAAAGACAGACCTTGGAAAAAGGCTCTTGTTGATTATGCAAGCATTCCCCCTTATGGATTATCTGAGGACGGTACGAGTGATTTGTCATTACAAGTAGATACAGGTGCAAGATGTATGCCTGACGGGTTCCCGTGTATTGTATATCTAAATGGAGAGTTCTATGGTATTTATTGCTGGCAGTTGAAGAAGCACCGTGATAACTATCACATGACCAAGGATAATCCTCTTCATATTCATTTAGATGGTCAGATAGACTATTCAAGTATGTTTGATGGTTCTATCAATTGGACTTTATTTGAAGTAAGAAATCCTAAGAATTTGGTATATGCTGAACCTCATTTCCTTGCATCTGTACTTGATTGGAGTTCAACAACTAATTATGCTAAGGGAGCAAAAGTAAAAGTTGGTAGTTATCAGTATGAGTCTAAGCAAAATTCCAATAAGAACCATTCAGTTACAGATACAGATTGGTGGAAGATTGATACTTGTGGATTCAAGTATGACGCTGATGTCACTGAGAATAAGATTGCAGGAAATGATGATGGTAGCCAAAACTATGATGCTTGGAGTGCAGGTAGTTATGCTATCGGAAAGATAGTAAGTCATAACGGGCATTTGTTCCTTAATGCCGTTGCTGATAATACCGCTGAACCGATATATCATAATAAGAATAATTCTGATAAGTCACCTGACTTTAAGAATAAGACTGGCTGCGGTTGGATTAATTGCACTAATACCGTCAAGGTAAAAGAGACAATTATAAATTTCTCAAATAGAGTTGGAGAGATTAATACTCTCAACAGTACAGACAGTGCCGCCGCCAAAGAATTGTTTGACACTTACTTTGACGCTGAAAACATTATCGACTATCAGATTATCAATATGGTCATTGATGACTATGATGCCTTTATGAAGAATTGGCAATGGATTACTTATGATGGTATTAAGTGGTATGTATGTCAATATGATAAGGACCTAGCGTTTGGTAATTTTAGCACTGGTGTTGCTACAAGGGCACCTCAAAGTCTTCCTTGGCCTGATAAGTGGGAGTCAAATAACACTAATCTTCCTACGGGTCTTGCTATCAGATATTATTCTTCAGAGCATAAGCAAAGATGGAGGGATTTAGTTAGTGATGGTATTATTACAAGTGACCATATAGAGCGTATGCTTACTGACTGGGTTCTCAGAGTTGGAATGGATAACTATAAGAAAGAATGGAAAAAGTGGTCAGACTCACCATGTAACAGAGATAGTAAGATTAATTTCGATTATTGGAAACTTGTAAAGATAAGTCTTGGAACTGCAACTCAAAACATTTGGAATGACCAAGATTCTTATCAGATTGGTGATACAGTCAATATCAATGTTGAAGGTGGATATGCTATATTTGAAGCTGTTGCTGATAATCAAAATGAAAATCCTATAATAGAAAATTACACAGATTATCCAACTAATATGGGTTATCGTGACAGTCTTTGGAGATTCTTCAAGTTTGTTGAACTTAATATAGAAGATAGAGATGAATTTATGAATAGTTAATTTCAAATTAACATTATTAATAAACTTTTAAAATTTTAAAATTATGAATGATTGTTTAGTAACAAAATTAAAGGCTTCTGTAAACAACAAAGCCTTGGAGAGACTTGGGTATATTACTCTTGAACAAAGTTCAAGTTCAAGTAGTAAAAACTCATTTATGTTTACTGAAGATGCCACTATTTGGTGTGTAAATTGTGTGTACAATGGTAATGAAAATGTCAATGTTCCATTGAACCAATCACAAGATTTCAGTCTTGATTATGCAAATGTAACTCTTGACACAGGTGAAAGTCTTCCATTCAAGTATCAGATTCCTCTTGGAATCATTACAAGATTGACTTTAGGAACGAAGAATACTATTGACTGTGATAAGTTTGATTACATTCCTAATCTTACTTCTTTCAATGATTATGCGGGATGTGCTTATATCGGTGATACAAGCAAGCTGATTAATCTTGGGATAAATTTAAGACTTTCAAATATTACAGAAGGCAATGACATTGATATTACAAATATGGGACTTGATGGTAAGTCATGGTCATTCACTCTTAACGGTAGTAAAAAACTTACAGGTAGTCTTAATAATCTTGGCAAGAAAGTTCCAAGTGGTAGTTCTTCTCTTACTTTTAGCTTACCTACAACGAAGGATGTATCAATTGACATAGATACCTTTGTAAGAAACGCTGTGGCTGCTGGAGTTACGACTAAAACAATGACAGGCATGGATTTGGTTAGAATTACTGTCAGATGTAATGGCACAGAGTTAGCTAATATGGGATATAACAAGTCTATACATTGGGAGCCAGCATCAGAAACAGGCAAGACTACAATTACTGTCGGAACAAATACCGATGATTACGTTGTAACTATTGACAACGCAGTTTAAATGTAGTTATTGTAATAAGTAGGTACAAAAGACAGTCACTTCGGTGGCTGTCT